AAGCCATAAATTGAGCTATCAATGGTGGAATCATAGCCCATAGATTAGCTATAATTAATGGTAATGTTGTTAACATCTCAATTGCGGTAATTAGATAAGGAACAAGCCAAAATGTTACTATACCTGCCCCTATAGCATATATTAATGGCAACATATAACCTAATATTTCTATTAATCCACCAATCCAAGAAATTATAGTCATTACGATTGAGGCGATATCTATTCCAAGTAAATTAAATACATATATTAAAACAGATACCGTAGCTACTAAAGTTAATAAAGGTAAATTAGCTAAAGTCCAAGCTAAAAATGCTTGTGCTCCAGAAACTAACATAGCTACACCTAATGCAATTATAATAGGTTCAAGAAATTGAAAATTGTGTTTTGCCCAAGCTACTGCATTACTAATTGTTTCTATGGCATAAACTCCTACAGTTGCAAGAGTCACCAGAGCGTTTGATATAGTATCAAAAAATTCAGTGCTATTAGAACTATTAAGCCATTGACTAAATCGTGCTGCAACTGGCTGCATAGTATGCATGAAATTATTTTGTAATACAGTCATTTTCTGGCCAAATGTCATAGGAAGACTGTCAAACTTTTTATTTATATCATCGGTAGCTTCTGTCATAGCTTTTTTAATTATATCTGCAGTTATAGCTCCATCTGATGAAAGATCTTTAAGTTCAGCTTTTGATTTACCCATAGATTTAGCAATTGCATCTGCAAGCATAGGAGCATTTTCCATTATCGATCGGAATTCGTCTCCTTGAAGTTTACCTGATCCCATTGCTTGAGTTAACTGGTACATTGCTGCAGTAGCTTCTTGAGCACCTGTCCCCGAAACGGCAAACATTTTATTTAATGTTTCAACAAATCCAATTGCCTCATCATTAGATTTAAATTGGTCTGCTGCAAGCATATTTAATTTAGTAACTGCAGCAGTAGTATCTTTATAACTAGATCTAGATCTATTTGCACTAGCTAGTATTTTATCTTGTAATTCATTAGTAGTTTGCATTCCATCGTTAATCATTCTTACACGAGCTTGCATTAAAGACATACTATCTAGATAGTCTGTGGCAGTGCCTGCAAGTTGTGCTCCTTGTTGTGCTAAACCAACAGCTGCATAGGCATTAACAAAACCACCACCACTTTTTAATTTGCTAGTAGCATTTCCAAGTGATGACGTTTCTTGACTGGCTCTTCTCATGTTATTTTGATACCTTTTTAAAGCATTATCTGCTTCTCTGATTGCATTTTCAGCACGTTGAAATTCTCTTGCTCCTACATCACTATGCGAAGATGCATTAACTCGCTTCATAGCAGTTAAGGTAGCTTGCATAGCTCTATTCATTTTATTTAAAACAGGTGTAACTCTATCTTGCATAATAATTGAATTTCTTATAGTTGCCATAGATGTTACCTCCTTTTGCCCTTAATCTTTGATTGAGATTTCTTTTCTTCTTTAAGTCTTTCATCAATCATTTCAATGACTAAGGCTTTTTCTCTAAGAGGAAGATTTGCAAATTGACCTGGTGGCCAATGAAACTTATGTAGGCAATAATATGCATACATAGTTTCCCCATCTCCCTCTTTAATTAGTTTTTTGCATCTTCTCTAAGTGAATCTAAATCTTTATCAAATCCAGATAATGTACTTATTTCCTCAACTAAAGTAGCAACTTCTCCTGCTAATAAAACTTTATTTACAAATTGTTCTGGAGTCATACATCCAGCTTTTTTTATTGCTTCTGCATCTCTAAAATTAGGTTCTACAGTATAATTTACAATAAGTTGGTCATTAAACATTTTACTGTCAAAGTTAACTTTTCCTTTCTTACCAACCTTAGTGCATTGTTTTTGTAAATCTGAAAATTCATCTGGAGATACTGCTTTTATTTTGAACTTTAATATTTCCCCATCTACTTTAAATCTATCTGAGATTATTATTTCCTCTGTTAAATTCTCTATTGGGTTACTCACTAAAAAATCTATTAATTTTGACATATTATATTCCTTCTTTCTTAAATTATTTTTTGTATAAAAAAAGCCAACTTAATAACTAAGTTAGCTTTTATTTTTCTAATATATTTTTTTATTTTTATTTTAAATAAGATAATTCTTTAAATTCTTCTAATATTTCAGCATCATCAAAAGTAAAGTCCATGTCCTCTTCTAATGAATCATCGTCAATATCAAGTTTAGCTAATACAGTAGAATCTATATTACAATTATATAAAGCAGTTGTTTGTTTTCCTGCTGAACTTGTTGGATCTTCGTTTGTAACTATCATATCAAAGTATACATCTTTACCTGTTTTAATATATTCTACTGCTAATTTTCTAAATACTGAACTTACATAATGAACTGTCATTTCTCCAGAACCACTCCAGCCAACAGTTTTATGCTGAGTTGCTCTTGCTCCTATAACTTGTATTTCTGATTTATTTTTTTCCATAGTGGCTTCAAGTGATTTTATATTAAATAACTTATGAATTTCTCCATTTATATTTATTTGTGCAATTCCTTCTTTACCACAAATTGTATCATTAGCCTTTAAATATGCCATTTAAATCCCTCCTATCCTACTGAAACAGTCATATATAATTTTTCCATTGCATCAATAGGTTTTACACCCACTTCAACTAAAACAGAATCTATATCATTTCCTGCTGACACTACTATATCTTCATTTTTAAAATCATCTATAGCACCTAATTTATTTAACTCTTTTAAATAAGATATAATATCTGATTTAAAAGATGTTCTTCCATTATCATTATTATTGACCTTACCTAAATAGGTTTGTTCAAACATATTTTTTATAGAGTTATTTATATCGTCTAAGGTTCTAATTACTCTATTTTTACAAAAGTCTTTAGCTTTAATTGCAGAGAAATTAGTATATGTATTTATATCAGTTTCAACTACAACTTTTTCATCTTGTCTAAAACTAATTATAAATTTCCCCTTATTAATACCTTCTTTTATTTCTTCATCTGTTTTAGGGTTTATAACTGCAATAGCTCCTGGAATAACACTATATGTATTTGATTGATTTAAAGCTGCACCTGCAGTTAATCCAGTTACATACCCAACAAATCCATTTACGTCTATAACTTCATCTTTTGTTATGTATCCTTGATCTACAGATATAACACCTTCGTAATTAGCACCTGAATAGTCATTTAATACACATTGTACTTTTTTGCCTTTATCTTCTCTACATTGCTTTATAAAAGATGTTACATTTTCTTTTATTGCACTCTCTGTTGTGTAAACTCCCATAGTATTAAATGACTTATTTCTAATAAGTTCTATATACTTTGAATAGTTTTCATTAGCTACAGTACCATTTGCACCTTCTGTTAGTTTAATTCCAGCGTTAGCCACTAATTTTCCTTCTCCTGCAAATTCTACCCAGTCATTACTTACTAAATCTTCAACATTTGTAGCTATTTGAGTATCAACTGTTTTTGTATCTAAAAGTGTAGTGACTTCAAATTTCTTACTAGATAATTCTTTTATAATTATAGATATCCTATTTCCTACTGTTCCAGGATATTTCGCAACAACACTTAAAGGTGATATAGTAGCAGTTGCTTTCTTACCATTAGAATCCAATCTAAACGTTATACATTTATAGCTATTTTTTAGACATTCTTTTATTACTACAACTTCGTTTTCATATCCGTAGTATCCTAGTTTATCTAATATTTTACCATCTGATAAATCAGAACTATTTATCTCTATTAATTTATTTGCTGGACCCCATCCAAGAGGTAAAGGTATAGTAGATATACCTCTTATTCCAACCTTGCCAGAAGGTTTAGCTACACTTTTAAAATTGATGTATGCTCCTGGTCTTATTTTATTTTGACTTATGAAAGTACCTCCAGCCATTATTTAACACCTCCATTTATATTTACTTCATTCATGTTAATGCCATTATCAGTTGATTTAAATACTCTTATTTTATAAGGGATAAACATCTGTAATACATCCTCTTGAATTTCATATTTTATTTCTCTTATTGGTCTTAAAATAAGCTCACCATTTTTTATTTCGCTTAATATATCTAATAATTTAAATGCAACCTCATCTATTTCTGGTCTATTATAGTCACTGTGAAATCTTACATTTATAAGGTGTTCTCTATTAAATATGTCTTTTGTAGCCTTACTTTGTGATGAACTTAAATTAAAGACAAAAAAACAAGGTTTCTTTAAACCTTGTAATTTCTTATCTTTATATATTTGAACATCATTAAAATTATCTTTTAACTTTCTTGTAATTGAACTTACTATCGTACTAGATTTTATTTCAACCATTTAACTAACTCCTAAACTAGCCATAAATTTCATAAATTCTCTATCATATCTTTTAGGAATATTTCTTTCAACTTCTTCAATTGAAACTGTGGCCATATAATAACCTTCTACCCATCCTGCTCTATCTCTTGTAGTATGTCCATTTTCAACATAGCTGGCATAGTCTTTATTATTACATAAATAAACTACTAGATTTTCTCCCTCTCTCATAACTCTAGTAACTTCCCAGTTTCTTCTTAATTCTCCAGAATCAACAGGAGTTCTCCTTTTAGTTTTAGCTAAGGCATCTAAAGCCGTTTTTGTTAAGAAATCAAATATAAACTTATTAAATTCAATAGATGCTTTTTGAAAGCTTTTAACATAGTTCTCAAATTCGCTAAGATCTGCCCTCATTAAGCTTCCCCATCTTCAATTAATAGTATTTCTTGACTTATATCATATTTCATAGGTTCTCCTGCTATAGCTTTTATTGTATCAACAACTTTTTCATCTATAACTCTTTCTATAGTTAAAGAATCACCTTTTTTAACTTCAATATCTAGAGAACAAAATACCTTCAATTTAATATTTTGCTTATTTACATCTTCTATATTAAGTTTATGCTCATCAAGTTTAACTTTTGAAATCCTACAAGGTATATCTTTTAATAAAGGGTCTTGATCTACTATCTCTTCTGTGCTTCCATCTTCACTTTCTACTTCTGTATATCTTGTTATACACATTTTATCAGTATATAGAATATCTAAATACTTTGAGAATTTACTTAGCTTCATTTCTTAAGCCTCCTAAACTTATTTAGATCCTTAACATATTGATTTAATATATTCTTAGAGTTAACAGGTTCACTAGGATTTTTAAAAGATATTTTTGTATCTCCTTGTTGTATACTTTCAACTACTTCATCATCATTTTTAACATATTGTTTAGTTAGTATATCAAAAGACATACTAACTAATATAAATTTAAGCTCTTTAGGAACTTCATCTAAATTACAATACCTTTTAATATTCTCATTAGCTTCTTCAATGACTAAATCTATAATATTTTCTGGTATTTCTATTTTATTAAAATCAAGTTTAGCTTTAACTATTTGTTTAGTTTCTTCAAACATAAATACACCTTCTATTCACTAGGTTTTGCCTCTTTGAAGTTTGCATATATTGAATTAGATTTATTATCTAAAACCCATATATCATGGTATCTTCTATAATCCATAGCCCAAGCATTAGCAGACTGATTTGTATTTGGATCAAATATTCTCATTAAATCTTGTTTTGTTACAGCTATAGGAGTTGATCTAGGCACTATTATAAAGTTACATTCTATACCTTTAGTATCTTTAACATATCCGCCTTTTTCTTCTCCACCAGAAACTCCATCATTTAATTTAATTTTAGAATACATTCTATTTTGAGGTGTTGCAATTAAAGGGCATCTATCTATTGAAGGAACTTGTGTATCTATACCACCTTGATTAAATGTAACACTTGTTAATTTTCCTAATGCTGCTATTTCAACTTCTGTTAATGCATCATAAGTTATATGTATCATTAACTCTCCATTATATCCATTATTTCTTATAGTTTTTATACCTGTCTTTATTTTTTCTATTATAGTTTTAGATGATGGTTTATATGAATATTCAACATTAGCATCATCTTCTACTTTCATAGCTATAGCTGCTAAGTGTGATAATCTATACGCATCTATCTCTGGTATAACTTTAGTTCTTTGGAACTCGCCCATTATATTACCTGCTGTTAAAACAAATCCTGTTTCATCTACATCATTAGCATCTATTGTAAATTTTCTTCCTCTATCTTGTGTCATTTCTTTTGTTTTGTATTCAAACTTTGCAGAACCTTCTGTATACCCTGTTCCTCCTGCTCTATCATAGTTTGCTAATCCATCTACACTTAATTGAGGTATTTTTACTTCCTTACCTCCATTATATTTAACCTTACCTGAGTTTCCATCCATCCAACCTGTTAACATTTCTTGTATTGCAATTTTATCTAATTCATTTTGAAATATCGTTGCATATTGTATTGTGTTTGCCATATTTTATACTTCCTTTCAATTTATAATTTATATATTTCCTTTTATTGCATCTGCAATTTGATTTGTTAAAGAGTTTTCATCTGTAGGAGATCCACTACCACCTATAATTTGATAATATGGATTTTTAGAGTCTGTATTTTCGTTAGACTCTTTAAATAAATAAGACTTCGTTTCTTGAAGGCCTTTTATTTGCCCTTCTAAGCCATTTATTTTTCCTTCCTCATATGTTATATCCTCCATTTTTAACAATGCTTTTATGTCATTTATATCTTTGCAGTTAGAATTACTTAAAACTTTATCTAATTCATAATTAAACTCTTTTTGATGCATTTCTGTTTTATACTTAGTTTCTAAATCCTCTAATTGCTTTTTATGATCCTTTTTTAGGGTTTCTATATCTTCTTTTGACATATTACCTTCAAATGATTTTATAGTTTTCTCAGCAGTTTCTAGTTTGTTTATAACATTGTCATGCTCTGATTTAGATATAAAGTATTTCGGAACTTCTTCATTTACACTTTTGATAACACTATCAATATCTAGTTTGTTATCTTTTATTTCTGCTTTACTTAAAATTTCAATCAACCAGTCCATAATACAAATCCTTTCTTTATTTTATTTATAGTAAATCTTTGTTCTTTACCCTCTACAAGTATTAAAAAAGAGCATAAAAAAAACACTTACTTTTCATTTAAGTAAATGCTTTTACATCTGTTTCTTTTCAAATTTTTCTAGCTCATCAAACCATATTTTTAATATATCTTTAAATTCAAGCGTTGATAATTCAAATGAGTCATTATCATCTGGTGCAAATTCAAAGTATATAGTAGTTTTTTCATTTTCTATATCTACATCAAATGCTTCTACTCCTATTTCCTCTTTATCGCATTTTTTATTAATTACATTTTCAACGGCTTCAATCCACTTATTCTTATATTCTTTTACTGTCATATTGCTTGAATGAAGTAAACTTGATAATATGTTTACATTTCCTTCTCCAGTAAAAATCATTTCTAAATAGTTTCCGTATTCTGTTTCAAGAACTTCAAATTTATAATTCATATATAGCACCCTCTAATCGTTATATTTTGGGAAAGCAGTTGTTATTTTATCATCTATAACATACATTTCTATGTTTATACCCGACTTACAAATTCCTTTAAACTTTGTTTTTTGAATATTAATAGGAATTTTATTATTATAGGCTTCATTAATAGCGTCAATAACTTGTTGTGGTGTCCATTCTTTTGGAAAAAATGAAGATTTATCTTTTTTTTCAATTCCATCAATTTCTATCTTAGCTTTATAAATGCCATTATTATCTTCTTTAGTTTTTTCACCTATTATTTTACCTTTTGCAGTTGGTAAATTTTCTAAATGATAACCACCTGCATAACCTCTTTTATTGATATTACCTTCTAAAATATGTTTAATTCTTTCCTTACTAGCAAAGTTTTCAGTATTTTTTAATCTATCTAAGTTATATACTGTTTCTAATTTATAACGATATGCTAATTTATTCCATTCTTCTTTATTATTATACTTTAAATTCTGGAACATTTCAAAGTCTTTCGGTACTAAATCTTTGAGTTCTTTTTTATATCTTTTATACTGTAATATATCATTAGATTTATTTTTTATTTTAGCTTGTTCTATATCTACTTCTTTTCCATATTTACTATATACACTGTCTTTCCAATCATCATAAGAAGTATCTTTAGTATAATAGTTTTTACCTGTTATCGGGTCCCTTGCTATTCTTTCTTCTGGTTCCTCTTCTTCTCCATCCCATTCTATAACTGGTATAGTTGTACTTCTACAAAAAGCGTGCATGGGTGGATAATTAACCATTGTTTTAGCATCTTTAACTAAAAATTTCTTACCATCTAATCTTTGACATATAACTGATGTTCTTAAATCTAAGGTCGCTAAATACTCATACTTTTCAACGTTAGCATCATTATAACTTCTAATTGTAGCCTGTTCTGCTATAAATGCTGCTTCTGTTCTTACTAGACGTTTATAGTCGTATATCCTGCCACCTTTACCTTTTTTACCTACTATGGAGTTTCTCATGTCTTTAACTATAGAATCTATAGGTTTACCTTGCACTAAACCTTGAGTCATAACCTCTCCTACTTTTTCAGTAAAGTTATTTGTTTTATCCCATACTTTAGAACTATAGTTTTTACCTGACCAAGGATAGTTTAATAATTCATTTATAATCCCTACTGGTGGTAAATCAAACCTAACTCCGAATCCTGCTTGATCTATAGAATACATTTTATGTAAATAACTTTCTTCATAGATTGATAATAGCATATCTTTTGTATCAGTCATTAAATACTCATGGAGTCTCCCTGCTTCTACTAATAATGCTGCTTTAAGCTTTTCTAACCTTTTAACTCTTGCTCTTGTTGATAGTGCTTGTAACTCACTTCTATATACTAAGGCATTTTCTTTATTTTTATAAGAATCTATATAATATTTAAGGTCTTTCTGAAACTCTTTTCTATCATCATCTGTTAAATAGTCTAAGGTAGATTGATAACTCATATTATTATCATCTGCATACTTAACATATAATTTTAAAATTTCTTTATCTAAATTATCTGCTGACTTTACTATTAAACTTTCTAAGCTATTTATATGTTCATCAACTATACTATCTATATTATTTAATCTTTGTTGCTCCCTTTTTAACCAATAGTTATTGCTCATCTACGTCAATCTCACTTTGTCTGTTTTCGTATGGATCTACATCTCCTTCTTCTTCCTCTAGCATTTTATACGCTTCTTCTGGGTTTTCAACCCAAGGATGATTTTTAATAATTACCTTCTTAGGAATTACACCAACACTTATTTGTGCTATTTGTGCATTTTCTAGGTCATTAGAAATCATATTTCTAGTATAAGTTTGATGTATGTTTATATCTGAGTTAATATTTAAATACTTAAGTATAACTTTTATTAATCTATTAAAACTTTTTTTAAATTCAGTTTCAATTAAACCTGCTTTAAGTTCTAATTTTCTATAAAAAAACTTCAACGCAACACCACTAGCATTACCAACGCTTTCGGTATCTTGTTGAAGTCCTTGACCACTCTCGTATATTTGCTTTTTTAATATATCTAATAACTTAGTTCTTGCTTCTACAGGTATTTCTATTTGTAATGTTTTAACACTACCAGAACCACCAACAGAATCACTCTCTGTTTTAACTGCTTTATATCTTTTTAAATCTCCTAAGAATTCTTTTAAATCTTCTCCACCGTAATTTTCAAGTATATATATAACTTGTTGTATATCTTCTAAATCATTTGCATAGCCACTAGAAACTTTATCGTATATATCTATTAAGTTTTTATACTTATCTAAATCACTTTGAAATCTATTATTATTTCTAAATTCTATAAAAGGAACTTCTCCAAACTTATGACCTATTAAATCAGCAGGTTTATAAAATTCTCCTTCTATTGAGTTTAAAGTGCCTAAGAGATAATATTTTTCTAGTTTACAATCTGTCCAATACTCGAATACAACTATATTTTTATTATTCTCAACCGTTTCATAGTATCTATATACTGCAGCTATTTTACTTTTTCTATTATCTGCATATTTAACTATAACATCTTCTGTTGGGACCATATAATATTCAAAGTCTAGACTTTCATTACAACAGTAATATATAAAAGCATTAGATGCATTACTAACTTCAATACATAAATCTTTACAAATACTTTCAAAGTCATCACCTAACATTTTATTTAATTTTTTGTTAAGTTCATCATTTCCTAAATCAAATAATACAGGGTATGTAAATAAATAAGATGCTTTTTCATCAACCATAAGTTGATGAAAGTTATGACTAATTCTATTATCTGCATTTCTTAGTGGATCTGTCTTATCATTTTTGGATACTCCACTTTCCAATATATCATTTTTGTTAGCATAATATTTTTTTGCTTTTAATATTTCTTCTCTTCGAGGTATATCATTTTTTATGATTTTTATAATCTCTTCTATCTTCAATTTAACACCTCCAATCTTTAAAAATTCAACTATTCCCTAAATAGACGTTTTGGGTATAGTTAACTTTTTATTAGCATTTTCAACGTGTTCATAAAAGTTAAATCTAAACTTTATTTTTTAAAGTCTTACTTTTTTATAAAATTAATCTTATTTTGTTAAAAAAATTACACCGAACTTTATTTTTTAAAGTTTTAAAAGCATTTTTGCTTATTTTACTTTAATTATTTAAAAATCCTTAAGCCACTTTCTTTACCTTCTGTATATAGTGCATACCTTAATGCATCTAACACGTCATCCCATACTTTTATAGGTTCACCTGTTGTTTTATTCCATGCATACATAAAAATTTCTTTTTTAAATAGTTCTACATTTTCTACAACAACTTTAAGTGTATTTGTTTTAAATCCTTTAGCAACAACTTCTATTCCACTTAATACGGCCTTATCTGCATTTTTTGCTTTAATACCTTCCCTCTTAAATCTTTTTACGTGTTCTGGTCTGGCACTATCACAATAAAATACTATATTCCCATATTTATCTTTTATTGATTTAGCTATACCTACCCAATAATCAATTTCCTCATATTGTCGGGCATATTCTTCTAGTAAATATAAATTGTTATTACTATCTTTTCCTATAACAACTATAGAACCATAATGCTCATACCCCCAGTCGACTCCTGCAAAGTATTTTACAAACTTAACATCTTTTAACTGTTTCTCTGATATGTAATGTATATCTTTTCTAAAGTCTTTATATACTATTCCTTCTGCTGATACCCATAACCCCTTTATATCTCGGTCATAGAACATCCCAGAAGGTGTTGAACCTTTAACATTATTTCTATATCTATCACTTAAAAATGTATTATCATCTAATTCATAATGATACGCTTGTATTATTTTGCCATCTGCTTTATCTATGAAGTTAACCTTCAACCAATGTTCTGGTTGATCTGGGTTTGTATCTATTAATATTCTCGCACCTTCTCCTGAGCATCTAGCTTTAATTTCATTAAATACTGTTTCATTTGCCATAGTACCTTCATTGATGTATGCTCCAAATGAAGTCATACCCCTTATTCGGCCTAAATCATTTATTTTGGAGTGTCCGAAACAACATACTTGAACCCCAAATAATATAAATCGATTATGCTTATCAAACTTAAACTCTATATCATACTTATTTGTTAATTCATTTAATACGTTTCTTTGTACTGCTCCCAAATCGGCTCCAGCTAATATGTACTGAGGTAAAGGTATTTTTAGTTTATCTGCTATTTTTCTAACTCTTCTTAGTTCATATAAAAATAAGTCATTATCTAGTATTGTTTTTCCTGTTCTCTTTGCTCCATGATTAATTAACATAAAATAGTCATTAGTCATAGCAAAATTTAATACTTCTAATTGTTTATCATGGTATAAATCACTTAACATTAGTTATACCTTCTTCCAATTTTGCGAAGTATTCATCTATCTTATCTTCTTTGCTCTTTTCATTATTTACTAGCTTAGATTTTTCAATAGATGTTCTAGCCTTTGAATAAGCAATGTCTTGATTAATTTTCTTTATCCTTGCAGTTTGTTCTTCAACATTTAACTCCCAGCGTTCATATTCTTTTATAGCTTTAACCAATGAATCATTTAATTTAGATATATAAGCCAATGCTTCTCCGTCTGTAGGATCTATATAATTATATGCTTCTGTTAGTTTTACATCTAAATATATAATATGCCTACTTAATCTTTCTAAATTAGAATCTTCTTTAGTCTTTTCAAATGTTAAACTCATACGTTTATTTAAAGTATCCTTTACAGTTGCCAGGACACGCTCATTTGACATATATCGTCCATGTTTATAGTTATTTAAATTCCCTTTCGGTGCTCCCTTAGCATTTTTATTTCCTTTAGATCCTTTGGCATTTTTATTTCCTTTCGGTGCTCCTACTCTGGGTAATTTATCGGTCCAGTTATCTTTACTTTTCCAACTACTGATTGTTTTTGGGTTTTCATTTAGAAGATCTGCAAGTTTAGATATTTTTATATTACCTTTATTTTGAATATATATTTCTAATGCTTTATCTCTATTTGGATTTCTTGCTCTAGCCATTTCACCTTCTCCATTTAAAAAAATATTTAGTAAAAGAATTCTATTTAATCTTATCCCTTAGTATTTAAAAACTAAAAAGTATATAAAACGAATTCGAAAAAGTATATGAAACTACATATAATAGAGTATCCTTCTAAATTAAATAAAATTTATCAAGACTCTATTTTTTCAATTTTATTGGTTGAATACTACTTTAAATTAGGTAATTATAAGGTATCGGTGTAAAAACAAATAAAAAATACTTATTTACAGTCCCTCTTTTAGTTCTGTAATTTATGTTATAATTTTTTATATGAACTCAGTTTATAGATTGATGTTTCCATACAGATAAATCTCTACTTATGTTATGTAAGGAGGTGATGCTATGGGGATTATCAACTTTATATTTTCTCAATCTATCAGTTTTTTAGTTAATGTCCTTTCTGGATTATCAACTAATTATTTAAGTGATAAAATAAAAAACCACTCTAGTCTGCCAACTAAGAGTGGTTCGGAACTTGAAATAAAAATCAAGTTTAAACGTTTTAAATAACTTTTTTTCAGAAACATCACTCTAACGACAATAGACTGAGTTCCTTTTTTATATCTTTTATTATATACAATAATATAAAAGATTACTACACACTATAAAGCTTTATTGTATATATTTTTATCTTTTTAACTATTCCTTAAATACACATTTTCGGGATAGTTCACTAACTATCTAGTAATTTCAATGTCTTTAGCGTTCCTTTAATTTTCAAGTCCTTTAAATTTGCCTTAAAATTGCCGTTTTTTGCTAAAAGTTTAGTTGTAGTAAACTGAAAACTGTTATTTTACATAAAAATCATGTATTTTTTATAAATTATTCTTTTATGATTTTTTACTCTTTTTATGAAAAAATATATATAACATTAACTCTTAATAATAAAGACTGCTTATTAAACCCTGTATCATTTAATACTAATCTATATAATTTCTATCATTTGGAGTATTTTTTTATCTAACTAACTCAAACTATTGAAATTTCTTGATTTCATAATTGTTTCTTGAATATTTGGAGCACTTTTTATTTTTTCATTTTCGGCTTTCTTTTCTATATACCTATTTTTAAGCTTCACCCATTGATTTTACTATATTTGAGCTAACCTCTTAAAATTTATGCATATGCTCCATAACTATATAGATTGCACATACTTTTAACTAGGCTTTTTTTAGCCTATATAATAGAAGTTATTTTTCTATTTTATTGTAGTTGCTACAGTGTTATTTTTTGGAACATATCAGTATTAAAAAAAATTAGAGCATACTAGATATTATTCCAGCTGCTCTCTTTTTATCTTGTTTATCTAAACCTATATATTTCATAGTTGTTTCTGGACTTTTATGTCCTAACTGTTTACTTACAAATACTATATCATTTGTCATTTCATATAACCATGTAGCATAAGTTTTTCTTAAACTATGTCCAGATATATTTTCTAATCCTAACTCTTCACCTATACTCTTTAAAATCCTACTAAAAGACTTTGCAGTTATATAACCATATTCCCCATTAGAAGGAAATGCATACTCACTATTTTTTTTACCTTTTACATAAACTTTCAAAGCTTTTTCTAGTTCTGATCTAGGCTCTATTTCTGCACACCTTTTATTAGGTTTTTTCCTTTTTGAATTAGGATTGTCTTTAATATGTTTTAACCATGAATTATATTGCTTTTTCTCTTGTATTAAGAAACTTCCATTTTGTAAAGCTTCCCTTATATCTCCTATGGTCAAATCGACTATATCTTGATTTCTATATCCTGTACCTATTCCAATTAAAAATAACATCATATTTCTTTCAGCATAAACTTTACTATTTTCCTCAAGTTTATACTTAAACCTTTTATAGCTGCTATGTGGTATTGGATTAGCAGGTACTTTTAAATCTGATCTGTCAATATATTCATTAGAAAGTATCATCATTATAATTTATCACCTCCTTTTATAAGGATGGAGACAAACTATTACAAGTTTTATTTATTTTTCAATGTACAGTTATATTTTTGCAATAAAAAAGGACTAACCCACTAGATCGGAGATGAGTTAATCCTTTTTTATATACCGTTGCTATATTAGTATTTTAACATAAGTTTCGTCTACTATGTGTCCACTTTTTTTCCACTCTTTTTCCACTCAATTTCCATTAAATTTCCACCTATTATAAATATATAGCTTCATCACCATATAAATAAAATGCCAATTTTTCAATAGCTCTATCATGAGTTTTAGCTACTGAACTTCGAGAGTATTTTACATCTATAGCTATTTTTGCAAATGATTTTCTTTTTTTACTTTCTAAATATCTTAAATCTAAAACCTTTTTTTCAATAACATCTAAATCTCTTGAATATAATTCATACATTCTAATATCATGTTCTATATTATCTATTTGAGCTTCTCTTAAAGTTATTTGTGCATCGCAAGTTATAATTAAGTCGCTAATATCCTTTGTTGATGGAGCTGACTTTATATCTAATTCTCTAAAATCTATACCTCCATTTATTTTCTGCCTTGATTTCAAAATTTTTATTTCTTCATTTAAAATAGCTTTTCTATTTATTTTTTTCCTTAAATCTTTTAAATAATCTTTTGTTTTTTCTATGTAATCTTTTCTTATATTCATAAAGTCACCTTTTCTATACCTACTGGGTAATTTATTTTTAGATTATTACTTTTATAGTCTAAATCCTATATATAAAATATTTCATCTATCAAACATAAAATCAATTCTTTTAAATTAGTAAATTCAATAGTTGTTCCTTTAAAATCTAAAAAATATACTTTATCTTTCATAGCTCCAATCCACTTTACTTTTTATTTTTATTTAATTTATCTAACTCATTAATTGCAGTTTCTATCACATACTCTATAGGTAGTCCAAATTTATTTGCTATTTTACTAAGTTCTTTATGCAAATCATCATTTAATGGAAGTGTCATTTTATTCCCTCCTAACTCAATCCCATCATTGTTTTTGCAAACAAATTAACTATAATCATAATTAATATAGCTATAAATGGAGATACAATTGCTAATACTAGATTTCTATTTTTCATAATTCCAACTCCTTTAACTGGCTTTTAACTCATCCAATACAACTTCTATTAATAACTCCTTAAATATCCCCTCTAAAACTGCAACAACAATACTATTTCCTGCTAATTTATATAACTGCCTATCACTTATACCTGTTTTTTTAGCTTTAAAAAAATCTTCATCTGTAAAACCCATCAACCTCCAACACTCTAATGGAGTAAGTTTTCTTATCTTAAGATTTGTAACTACTCCTTGATTACATGAAGTAGTTAAAGTATTAGCTATTTTTTTGCCAACTCTTCCTCTCCTTGTTTTAGAATTAGGTTGCTCTAAATTCACGCTATCACCATCATTTGCTATATCATATCCTTTTTTAGTTGCTTGTTTTATCTTAAATGTCACTTTCAATCTCCTTCTCTATATCAGTTGTTTCATCAAATAAATTAGATAATAAAATCATCCCACTATGATTTTCGCCTGCCCCTCTAGCCGTTAATGTAGGGGAAATACTATTATTGCCTAAAACTTTTTTTAATGGTCTTTGATATGCTTTCCAATATAATATTTTTTCAATTTGTTCCTCAGATAAATAATAACTTTCATCTACCTCTTCTTCTAATAAGTCTTTTAATTTTCTTTCTAAATCTATAGGTTTTGGAAATTCAAACTCTAAATCAGTTCCTAATGTACTAATTACAAATACCCTTTCTCTATTTTGTGGTATTCCATAATCTTTAGAGTTAAGAACCTTCCAATAATTTTTATATCCTAAACTTTTTAAATACTCTAGCCACTTTCCGAAATCTTCCTTAAATCTTTTTCCTACTAAGTTTTTTACATTTTCAAGCAATAAAAATTTAGGTCTCTTCACTTCTATAATTTTCTCACATTCATATAATAATCCACTTCTAGTCCCTTCTCCTAAACCTCTTTGTTTCCCAGATATACTTAAATCCTGACAAGGAAAACTATATGTAAACAAATCCATATCAGGCAAATCATGAGGGTTAATTAAGCTTATATCTCCATAGTTCTTAATTGCTTCATTAGCATTAGCTAGTTGTTTTTTCTTAACTCTTGCCATTCTAGGTATTTTGCTTCTTCCTAATTTAAAATCAAATCCAACTCTCATTTTTTCGATTTTGTCGATAACTTTATCAAGTGCAGTAACTTCTTTATCTAAATCAACTCCACATATTGCAGCATAGGCTATAATTGCATCGACATCTATTTCTGAAATCCCAACTACTTCATGAGGTATGTTTAAATTTCTAAGAGCCATACGCTGACTTCCTACTCCTGCAAATGCTTCAAATACTCTTATTTTATTCAAATTTTACCTCCAATTCAAAAGCACGTTTACCTTTTTTCTAATTCAATTATTTTAGCGTTTTCTAAATCAAACTCTTCTCCACACTCACACTCAAACTTTTTATTAAATTCAAATTCTGCCCCTCTTTCAATACAATCTGCTTGATTGCAATTAGGACATACTATAACGTGGATAACCATTAAACTCAGCTCCTTTTATTTATACATACATCCACACGTAGAACATTGATAGAATATTCCTAGCTTTGTTTTTAGCTTGTACTCAATTCCATCACAATGGACACATCTATTTTCTTTAGCTCCTAATATATTCATTTTCTACTCCCCCTTTTATTTGCTATATGTACCAAGATTTCTAAACCTCCATATATAAAAGCGAAATAGCATATAACCATATATAAATTTTTCATTTTATTTCTATCCTAGAATTTGAGCTAAATCATAGACTTTTCTCCCAGAAACATTTAAATTTACTGGAGTTAAGTCAAATGAATACATTAGATTTTTCTTATCCCCTTTATATACACATAATTCTTTTAGTTGTTGTTTAACTATAACGCTTACTCCCACCTTAGATTTTAAAACCTCTTTTTCTTTTTCTATTTTCTCTTTTTCTTTTTCTATTTCTTTAATTTTAATTTCCAAATGATAAATCTCACTTTTATAACCGTAATTTAATTTATCATTTTTTTCCTCTAACTCTAATATTATATTGTCTTTTCTTCTTAGTTTATGGTTATGATGTTCTTCCTTATGTTGTAAATCCTGTTTATGTTTCTCTTCTATTTCTTTTAAAATTTTTTCATGTCTACGTTTACTCATAAATAACATTTCACTACCCCCTGTTTTATTTAAAATTAAGTTTTACTATTTCTTTTGTTTCTCTATGTACAAATGTAAAGCTATTATGATCTTGTCTTTCAATTAAATATTGCATAAAATCATATCCATTATCTATTAATACTTTCTTTTGTCTTCTATTTAATTTTCTAAGCTTCTTCATAATCAATCTCCTTCAATTTTATTCCAATATTTCTAAAGCTGTATCTAGGCCTATGATAACTGCTTCTTGTATTAAATTTCCTTTCCCGTCCCAATCTTTTTTCTTTTTATCTAAAAAGAACTTCAAGTCTTTTATATTTTCTTCATGTCTTTTGCATTTTTCACAACAACTATTTACTGATTTATTAAGTTCATCAAACTTTATTCCTGCTTCTTTCCATACTTCATAAAACTCAAAATCTTTTTTATCTACAATCTCTTTTATATCTAGTTTCTTTTCTTCACATATCTCATAAAAAATCCTTATTAATTCCATTGAATTCTCTCTAATCATTTTTACCTCCATAAAAGCTGGACCCAAGAATATAGTTTAAAGTTAACTTTCATATCTAAATAAATATCTTCCTCCAGCAATATCATTTTTTCTTATTCCATTTAAGTGATCAGATACCGTCTGTCTACTTATTGGCAAATTACGTTCTACATGTCTAGTTGATTTAAAATAATCTATAACCTCATTTGTTAAAGCATCTATAGCAACTATTGTTTTTCCACCTTTACTTTTGCACCCTGTTTTCTTACCTAAGTCTTCTTTATCTAAAAACTCTAAATTAGCATGATAATTATCATATAAAATCCCATTCTTATGGTATACAACTAAATCTTCAAACTTATATTTTTTATATTTTTCTGCTTTTCCTTTTTTATAAAGTCCATTATCTTCGTAATATATCTCCACAAAATGATATGCCACCAATCTAGCAACAGAATATTCTTTTTTAATGCCTTTAAATTTGCATTTTATAAATTGTTTGTTTCGATTATTCTTTCCACTTCTCTTATTAACAAAGTAAGGCATAATAATCTTTCCATTAGGATTTTTCTTTATTATTTTTTTAAATCTTCCATAGTTGCTTATTAAGTAAATGCCTTCGCTACCTTCTATTTCTTTCCATACCTCATTTATAAAAGTTTCTTTCTCATACATAAGTCTTATTTCTTTTAGTGGTGTTTTATCATCTATGATGTAATATCTACTTAAAATTTTTCTATTAGTTGATTTTTTTACCATCAATGTATTTTTCTTTATTCCAAACATTTCACTTAATTTCTCATAGGTAGTTTCTTGTTTCAAATTATATCTAGGGTCATATAAATATATAGTCAACTTATTCCCTCCTATTTTGATTTACAACTTTATAAACTAATCCAACGGAACACCCAAATAACTCTGAGATTTCTTTATATGTTTTTCCTTGACATCTATAGAATTTCATAGTTTCCATTTCATGCTCTTTAAGTTTTTGTTTCCTTCCAACTTTACATTTTTGTTTATTTAATCGTCTTTTTAACTCTTCATTTTCAATCTCTAGCTCTCTAATTCTAAGTTTTAAATTTTCAACTATATCCATTTTCAGCTCCATGTTTTTCATAAACTAATGCTTAATTTATGAACGTAATTAATTAAATCAAGTTATCAATATTCATAAATAAGCTTTAGTTTATGAATTTATTTACTTTCTTTAAAGTATTCTTTAGCTTTTTCTTCAGTATATAAATAAACACAATCTGTATATCCTTTAATTAAAGTATCAGTCGAGCAGCTTTCTTTATCGTAAACCTTTTTATGAGTACAAACTTTTCCATTTACTGCAAATAGACATTTTGTATTTTTCATGTTATCCCCTCTAATCTTTTATTTTTTTGAGTCTAGCCGTTATGTACCATTTACCGTTAAACTCATTTTTTTTAATACTTGCATCTATAAACTTATATTTAGGATTAACTTTTTCCATTTCATGCTCTATTAAGTTATAGTTATTTGACATTTGATTAATCTTTTTTCTTGTGAATTTTGACACACTTCTAGTTATAAGTGGTTCTTTTAATTTTTTAGAACATCCCCACCTCTTTTTCCCTCCGGGATCTTTCGCTAAATAATTTGCTAAAGATGTAATATGTAGGTCATCTGGATATATAATTCTTATATTGTTCCTTCTTCCATGTTTCCAGGTTTGCTCTACAACTTCCATAGGTAAAACCGAGTTCATAAGTATATGATGATGAATTCTTCCTCTACCTTCTTTCGAGACTTCCGTAACATACATATACTTTATATTTTTACATTTTCTTTTTGAAACTCCATTTTTTATTTGTTGCTTATGATATAAGTAATTTAATCTCCTAAAGTAATTCCTTATATGTTTTTTTGCTTCATCGTGATCTTTCGGTAAATGTTGCTTAAGATAACTCAATGTTATGTAATAATCACCTTTCACAAAATTTGAATTAGCTTTTCTAATAAAATACAATCTTGCATACTTATTATTTAAATTTTTCTTAGCTTCTTTTGTACTCTTTAACCGTAGTTCATCTGGTATATCTTTTTTTAAGAAAACAGGATGTATTTCTACTTCTCTAATAATTCCACTCGTTATAGTTTTGGCTTCATAGATGCTGTTCGTTGTAACATCTATTATTCTTTGAAGTTCATTAATAGAAAGTTCTTCCTCATCTATTCTTTTTGATATTTTTTCTATATCAATTTCTGTATATAGATTATTTTTCTTATTACTAGATTTATGTCTTTTATCAATTCTTTTTATTTGATTACTCATAATCTCACCTATAACTTTTATTGCTATATTTTTAATCTATTTTCGTTGATTTCTTAGTACCTATTACGAGGTCGAAAAAGCCCAATCGGACTTTTATAAAATCAACCCTTTCAATATATTTTTGTTAAGTGTGATTTCTATAAAATCACACACCTTTTTTAATTCATGTTTTTTAGGCCTATAGACTTATTTTTTATCTATAAGCCATTAATTTTTATATTTTCATGTTATTGTCATTTTCCATATTTACTCTTTCTCTAGTGTCTTGAGTTCCCTTTATATAAGCCATTAATGCGACACGGTCTATCTCATTCATATTTTCTATATTTTCAAATACATCTGACAGAATTTTTATTTTTTCATTTTCCGACATAATTCCACCTCCAAAATTCTATTTAATGACATTATAACCCTATTTTATGTGAAAGTACAATATTTTTTTGTCATTTAATGTGATTTTTTGTTTCGCTAAATCACATTTTATGATAAAATTAACTTAAATAACATAAAAAGGAGTTCGCCATGAAAGAAAGATTAAGGTTATTAAGAAAACATCTTAATTTAACTCAAAAAGACTTCGCACACTCTATAGGATTAAAATCTGCGAGTGCAATAGGTAATATAGAGTTAGGTTTTATAGAACTTTCTGATAGAAATATTAAGTCTATTTGTGAAGAGTTTAATGTTAATGAGGAATGGCTTCGAGAAGGCAAAGGTGATATGTTTTTAAATGTATCTCCAGAAGAAGAGTTTGATATTTTAGTTGGTAAACTATATGCAGAAGATGATCCATTTAAAAAAAATATCATTAGAGCTATGTTAAAATTAAATGATAGTGATTGGGAAGTTGTTAGAAAGTTCTCAGAGGAATTAAAAAAAGGAATGTTTTAAGCATTCCTTTTTTTATATCTATAAAAATTTTCTACTATTCTTTGTAAGCTAATTATAAATTTTTCATTCTCTATTAAATCTATAGCCTTTTTTAATTCTTCCTTTTTAAACCTCATCTTATGCTGCCTCCATATAAGCTCTTACAATTCTGTTTTTCGCTATTTCAAAAAAATTATTATCTAATTCAATTCCTATAAATCTTCGTTTTGTTTCTGCAGCTGCAACACCAGTACTACCTCCCCCCATGCAATTATCTAGTATAAGATCTCCTTCTTTTGTGTATGTTTTTATCAAATAACTTAATAAATCATGTGGTTTTTGAGTCGGATGTACAGTTTTGCTCTCCTTATCAAAATACAATACATTGTTAGGATAATTAGTATATTTACTTACATAATCTTTTTGTAATAAATTTTTCCCAAATATCCCTGTTTCCTTTCTATTTGAACGCCCTCTAACTTTAGGTTTTGATAATTCTATTAATCCTTGAGGTTTATATAACGGTTTTGTTTTGTAAAAAACATTTATATCCTCAACCCGTCTCATCGGTTGGTATTTAGCAAATGCGAATCCTGTAGGTTTATTTTTTATCCAATACCAACTGTATTTATAATTCTTAATATTTGAAAAAATCAGTTTAGTTGTAAATGGCTGCACCGAAAACAATACTATTACACCATTTTTCTTTAAAATTCTATTGTATTGTTCCCAAAGTTCATCAAAAGGAATCATTTTATCCCAATCACACTTCGTAATTTCAAAAGGCAAATCGCATAAAATCAAGTCTATGCTTTCACTCTTTATATTTTTCATTATCTCTATACAATCTCCATTATATAAATTGTAATTTCTTATTTTTTCCAATTTTCATCACCTCTAAATAAAATTTTACCACAAAAAAATTGACAGGCAGTCAAAGTTTAGTCATTTTTCGACATACTTAGACTGCCTGTTCTGAATTTTCAAAGGAGTTGGAAAATATGCTAAAACAAAAAAGAAAAATATTAAGAATAAGTCAAAAGGAAGCGTCTAAAATTTTAAATATTCATAACACATATTTATCACTAATCGAATCTAGAAAACGAACTAATCTTAAAATTGAACTTGTAGAAAAAATTTGTAAGCTTTATAAAATAGAAATTTCATATTTTTTAAATTGGTTACAAGAAAAATAAAAAGACTAAAAAGTTTAATACTCTTTAGTCTTTTTTAGAAATTTCAATGTTTTTTTCGGTGTCCCATTTTTTGGGACATCGAGTTTTTTTATTTTTTATAAAATCTATAATGTATCGATAAATTTAAATTTAGTTTGACAAAATAAGTAAATAGATTTATCATTAACTTAAAATTAAACATAAAAAAAGCCTACTGCTTAATCAAGTTTTGGCGAACTTGGTTAAAGCACTAAATGATATGTGTACGATATCAAGTAGTTTTTAAGTAGACTTGTTTTTTACATATTTAATTTATGTAATTATATTAGCATATATACGTTAATATTTCAACTACATAATATTAATTTTATGTATTTAAAATTAGTCCTCTAAAGCCTTGATATAAAAAATATCAGGGCTTTTTATAATTGGGAGGATATTGAGAAAATGACTGAAATTAAAGTTGTAATGGAAGGTATAAATAGTAAAGGTTTTGGATTTGCTCCAAAATTAGTAATGAAGGATCAACGTTTAGACATAGAAAGTAAAGCTATCTATATGTACTTTAGCTCTTACTGTGGAGCTGGAGAAACATCATTTCCAAAATTAGAAACCATTCTATATGATTTAAAAATCTCTAAAACAAGATATTATAAATATTTTAACCCTTTAAAAGATTTAGGATACATAGAAGTACAACAAAGAAGAACTCAAAATAAAGATGGTAAATGGGTTGCTGATAGCAATTTATACATATTAAAGCAAATGATAAATACTCAAATTACAGTAAATGATACTGATAGTAAAACGACAGTAAAAAATACTAAGTGTAACAGTGAAACTATTGAAAATACACTATCTTCTGACCTTCCTCAAAATGATGAACCTCAAACTGAGGAACCTCAAAATAAGGAAGATAATAATAATAACAGTATTAATAGTAACAGTATTAATAATAACAGTATGATTGATGATGACGAACTGAACAGAAGAAAACAACTTTACAAAGAATGGACTGGTGTTGGTAGAGTAACTCCTCCAATAGTAAATTTCCTAAAAGAAAATAGTATGCAATTATCAAATCAATTATTTGACTTATTATTAGAAAAAGCAGTTACAAATGCATCTACAGATAAAAAGATATACTCTTACTTAAAAACATCAATTCTTAATTGCATAAAGGATAAAGAGTTTACTCTTGAAGAATATGAGCGTGAGAGAAATATATCTGACAAGGATTTTAGAAAAAACCCAAATAACGGATTTAATTCAAATATAAAAACAAAAAAAGTTATAACTACACAACACAATATAAATCAAACTTTTAGAAAATATAATTCTGATGAATTAGAAAAAATGCTATTAGATAATCAAAAAGGTAAATTCTAGTAATTTACCTTTGAAGATTTAATTAATTTTGTTACATAGAATAAAAGCATAAATTACATATAGAAGCCGTTTTAATGGAGTTTATAGAAGTTTTATAGCCTTTATCGTAAAATCTATCGATAATCAAAAAAATATCGTTTAAATTGGCTCTAAAACAGTTAGGTAACATATAAAAATAAACAAAGTAAAGGATGAGATACTATGAATTACAAAGATTACTTTACAAAAAATAGAAAATTAAAAATAGAAGAATATGATGAAAGAGGAAATTTGATAGATACAATCGAATTTAGTGATGACGACTTATTTAATTTCTGTATGTATAAAGGCAATTACTATCAAGGATTAGACGTTGCTACTAAATCAGATAGAGAAAAATTTAAAGGTGAGAAATTAAGGTTATTTAAAGAGATGATAAAAAAATCAGAAATGTTTAGAGGGTGTATATCTAAAGAGGATATAGATCTAACTAGTTATATATTTGAAAATTTTACAAAGGAACAAATTAAATTTGGATTAGAATTTAAAAACTATATATACAACACATTAAATTATGATTTTTATTCAGATGATGAAATTTTAATGACTGAAAAGGACTTTTTACAAGTGTTGGAATGGATAAAGAGCTCAGAAGGATTTTATTATGCCATAGACAATGATGGAGATAAAGGTATGGCATACATTAATAAACCAACTAATAAACAAGCTAAGTATCAGATGCAAAAACATAATAAAAGAATAGTATTTTTTAGTTTTAATGATTGGAAAGAGCATTTAGTAAACGAATATGAACTAAAATAAATTATAAAATGTAAAATTTTATAAAATTTTGCAAAGTTTTATAAAAAATATAACGAAATTATATTGACTTATTTTGTAAAGTTTTATAAAATATTATTAAAGATTTACAAATTTTATAAAAAAAGAAAGGAGGCTGTTAAATGAGTAGAATTGTTTTGACTTTTAAAAATAACGAAAAAGAAAAAAAGATAGAAGAATTTTTAGAGAACAAAGTATCTGCATCTGGATACTTAAAAGAATTAGTTTGGGAAGTCATAAATGGAAATCAAATTAGTATACCTATTTTAAAAAAAGAACAATCAATACAAACTGATAAAGATGTTTCAAAAGAAAAATCTGCTGAACTTCCAACAGAAGAAAGTTTAATGGCAAATAAGAAAATAGTTGGTGGTTTTGGCAAAAGATAATTAAATAAAAAGGAGATTAGAGATATGAAGATAGTTAAAGCAGGAATAGATTTAGGTAATAGTATGTTGAAAGGAGCTACTTTTATTGATGGAAAGTTAATATTAAAAAAACTTCCTAATAAGATTCAGTATAATAAAACAATTAATTCTAAAGCTAGAGTTATTATAAGAGATAACCAAACAATATATTTAGGTGTTGGGGAGTTAAATAACAATGTGCTAAAACACACTAGAAAAAACTTACTAGATCAAGTTTTAGTTATGATAAGTGAATTATATCCAGATGATAATGAGTTATCTGTTGATTTAAGATTAGGGCTTCCTCCTGTACAATTTTTCAATGAATCTTATCTTAAGAGTTTTGAAAATTTATTCTCAACAAATCAAGTTTTTGAATTTACTATTAATGGCATAGCTAAAAAAATAACATTTAATAGCGTTGAAACTAAGGTAGAAGGGTATTCTGGGTTTGTATCTGTGGCTGATACAATAGATACTAAGCAAGATTTATTAAGTATAGATGTTGGAGGAGGAACAACAGATTTATGCAGTTATAAATATGACTATGAAGACAAAATGTATTACCCAAACTTAGTAGATACTATACCAAAAGGTGTAATTGATTTTTCAGAAGAAATCGCTAATTATTTTAATAGTGTTAATAATGCAGATATAACAAAAGATAACATAGATCAAGTTTTAAAAAACAACCTAGATAATATAGAATACAAAGATAAAGATTACAAATTAGAAGATTACATAGATATAATTAAACCAACTACAGATAATATGTTAAATAAGATAACTAATAAATTTGGACAACTTGATAGATACGCTATAGTTGGAGTTGGAGGAGGATATAAAACCTTCAATAGAATGATTAAAGAACATATAAGTAATGAAATAAAGATTAAAGAAGATAAACAGTTCTATGCTAATGCTATAGGATATTTAGCACAATAAAAGTATAAAAAAAGAACACACCCAAAGTTGAGTATGCCCTTATATCTCGCAAATATAAGTATACCAACTTTGAGTGTAAAACTCAAGGAGGTAATTTAAAAATGAATGTACAACAATGGAATACTTTTAAAGAATTAATGGGTAGAAAGAATATATCTTTATATGAAGATAAATGTTTATTCTTTTTAAATCATTATTTAAAAGTTATTAGATAGAAATAAAAGAGCCAGTTTACTGGTTCTTTTTTTATTAAAAGGTTTTTTTAAATACCTGTAGAATTAGTTTCTTAACCTATGAAACAGTTTGAAAGGAGCGTTACATTTGTTTAAGAAACAAAAAAATAATTATAATTGGGCTTTCCAGTACATAAAAGAATATAACCAGATGGTCGCATACTATGAAAAACAATTAAATTTAAAAAACCAAGAAATCAAAAATTTAAATAATGAATTAGAAAAAATTAAATCAGATAATAAATTCAAAACTAAGCAAAAACAAATTTCAGATAAAGATATAGATATAATAAAAGAATTAAGAAAACAAGGTAAATCTTATAGTTACATATCGAGTGAAACAGGTTGGAGTAAGGCAACAATTAGCAGAGTTATAAATAACACTAAAGGTATATATTAAAGCTATTAAATTTCTAATTAGATCCTTATTAAAGTTATGGAAAATATTTCCGTAAATACAATGTAATTTTTAGAAAAAGGAGAAACATCGTGAGAAATTTTAAAAACACAATAGCTGCTGCTATAATAATTGGAATTGCACTAATACTACAAGGAGTTTTTATGTCAATTCAAACTACTCCAACAATAATTTTTAAATTAGGTAAATTCCTTTTTAATTTATTAAATTACATTGAAGCAATTGTATTTGCAGTTGCAATTGCAAAAGATTTAACAGATTATTTTAAAAATAAATAGTAATAGCTCAAAAATAAAAGATACTCTTTATGAGTATTTTTTTTGGAAAAAATAAGAAAAAGTTTTAAAAAAGTATTGACTTTACCGTACGGTGATAGTATAATATATATAGGAGGTGAGGTAATGAAGGATAAATTTGAAGAGCTTTTCGAAATATTAGACTTAATAGAAAAGCTAGTAATTAAATTAATTTCCTTACTAGGTTGGATAGCAATTTTATTTATAACCATAAGAGGAATGTTTTAACTAAATAGGAAGGTTAGGTTGCAGCTAACCTTCCTTGTTAAAAAATTTAATTTATCCTTTATAATTATTATGAAAAATATTTATTTGAAACTATTTTCAAAAATTATTGTAGTAATTGGATTAATTGCCTTTTTAGTATTAGCTATAAAAGCATTAATTGGATTGCTTTAGGGACTTACTAATAACTTTTAATCCACTCAAAGTAAAAAGGTGCTCACTAGGAGCACCTTTAAACCAATTTTTTATTAGGTTGGATAGCAATTTTATTCATAACCACAAAAAATTGTATCAAAGTTTAGGTTGCAGCTAATCTTTGATACAACTATAATATCAATTTTATTATATGTATTCAAGGAGGGAAAATGAATCCAATCGAAAAAAAAATAAGTTTTAATAAAGGTGGTAATGGAGGTTATACACTTAAATTAGGAATACCTCTAGATTTTGCTAATGAGTTAGGTCTTACTAAAGAAGAAAATAAAGTTTTATTAACTCTTGAAAACGGATCTATAGTAATAAGAAAAAAAGAAAATGAAGAAAATTAAAAAAAGGAGTACCGTTGGCTTTGGTACTCCTTTATACTCTAGTTAATAGGTCTAGAAACTACTGAATTTTAAAACGACAGTTAGTTTATTGAATGAATTCCTTAATAAAATTATTATATCATATTTTTACTTTTTAATAACTTGTAATTGTATTCCTTCTATTGGTTTACCGTATATACCAGCATAATCTTGTCTATCAGTAACCCAAGGAAGCCATCTACCTCCCACGTATGCTCTATATTGAATACTATAGTTATCTAATCCAATTAATTGCATTTCTAAAGCATCTATATTTTTACTCAATATACCAGCATAATCCTGTCTATCAGTAACCCAAGGCAACCATTTACCATCTATAGTATGAACTCTGTATCTTATACTACCTTCATTTAAACTAGCGTATATTGCTTGTATTGGTTTTCCAAAGATGCCTGCATAGTCATTTAAATTAACTACATTAGGTAGCCATTTTCCTTTTGCATGGACTTGATATGTTACATCAATATTTTTATTTATAGTAACAATTTCAGAACTTCCAACTAATCTATTTTTAAAATTCCACCATCTAGCCCAATTGTTATCATGAAAGGCAGAGGGACAGTCCTTTAAACTTGCATCATAGTGTCTAACCACATGGTCTGTATCTATCCCATATTTTTTCATAAGTTGTTTTGTTAACTCTAAAGTATTTTCTACTGTTTTTTCTGAGATCCTTCCGTTATCAGTTCCACACATTTCTATAGCTATAGAATTTCTGTTATTTATTCCATATCTATTATGACCATCTCCACAATGCCAAGCACCGTTATAATCTTCTACTACTTGATATATTTCATTATCATCTACAAAATAATGGGCTGAGGCATTTCTATTACCTCCATAAAAATAATCTGCATTATTCTTTGCAGTATCACCTATATTTCCAGTATAGTGGATTACAATATATTGAGGGTTGTTTCCTTCATAGTGATTATATGGGCTTATTTTTCTTTTTATATTTAACATTTTAATACCTCCAAAAATTTATATTTTTATATTTTAAAAAGGCAATAAAAAAAGACTTCAAAGAGTCTAGAATTTTATTACCTTTTATTAACTTAGTTTTTACTTATTTTCACTTGGTACATAATTTGAAATAGCTGTTAACTTAGTAGATAAAGAACTGTTTTCAGATTTTAATTTGTTGTTTTCTTCGATTAACTCACTAGCTTGTTGTTTTAAACTTTCTTCATGGAGCATAGACTTACCCTTGTTATATTCTCCAGCTATAGCTTGTCGAACTTCTTTTAATTCTTTTTCAGTTAAATGTGGAAATTTTTCTAAAAGTAATTTATCAAAAGTTTTTGCTTTAGATTCAGCTAGACTTTCTAAATTATCTGTAATGCGATATTTTTCTTCAACTATATTCCAAATATTTTTACCTACTTCAAGGACTTCATTATATTTAGTAAATTTTATTTTTTGTTCTGCTGCTTCAATTTTAATTTTTATAAACTCTCTTGCAACTTCTCCTACGCTTTTTATAACTACAACTAATACTCCAGCTATAGCTACTCCTAATGAACTTAAAATTGGGTCTAAAAATTTTTCCATCTTACATTCCTTCTTTCTTTTAATTTTTATTAAATTTATTTAAATAGATGATTTTGTATAGCATAAAAAAAGAAACCTACTCCACCACTACAAATAAAACCTAAGCCCCATTTTAAAGTGTTTATAAGCCCTTCTATACTCTTACATAAATTATCTATTTGTATGTCTCTTTTCACATCATTTTGTTCTAATCTATCAAGTCTTTCATCATGATTATTAATACGTTTATCATGATTATTTAGCATGTGTTCTGCTACTTCATTATTCATATATCCTCCTAAAAATTGCATAAAAATAGAACTACTTTTTATAGTCCTTTCTACATTTACACTTTATTTATAATTGTTTTTCTACTTTTAAAGAATCAATTTCTTTATTGTAATCTTCATTTGTTATTTCTTTAAACTGTTCCTTAGTTATTCTTTCAGCTTCAACAAAAACCCTCATGTTTTCATTTGAGTAATATCCTAATCTATAATATCTTTTTATAGCATCATACCAAAAGTTCGCCATTATTTAATACCTCCTATTGAAATTTGTAATAAAATATTTGATACATCATTTTCTAAGTCTTTAATTTTCAAGTCCTTTTCAGCACTTTCTAATAATATTTGAGATTGTTGTATATTAAGTTTTTTAATTACCATATCTTTACTAGCTAAATCCAACATTAACTGCGAGTTCTGTTGTTCGAACTCTTCAATTTTAGTAGGTTTTCGATTTTTATATTCAAAAGGAATTATTTCAAATATCTCTTTATCTTCAATTGTATAAAGTTCTTTTAACTCAAAGTTTTCTTTTAATTTAAAATCATTTGTTAAGCATCTTAGATATTCCCATAATTGTTGATTAATCATTATATTAGGGCTAGGAATAGCTTCATTATATTCATCTAAATAAAACCCATTAAAAGTAAAACTACATTCTTTATAATGTAAATAAATTTTCAATTTAGAACCTCCTATCTTCCAATTGCAATCCATTGAATTCTTACATTTTTACCATTTTCATTTTTACTTTCAAAGTCTAAAGCTTCTGCATATCCACGTGTTAAGTTGTCGCTTGCTACAGTTCCTGTTGTTTCACAATATCCTCCGTAACTATTACTTGCTACGTTACCTGTACAGTGTGCATATTCCTTAAATGCTATAGGGTAGTATAAATAACCATGTGCCCTATAACCATCAAATTTTATTATTGTACTTCCCCATTGGATTAGTGTCCCGTTTGGTAATTTTTGATAACCAGATGTTGAATCGTTTTTACTTTCAAAACTAGAAGTAAATTCTTTTTCTGTTATCATTTTAGTCCAATTTCTCCAAGTTTTAGTGTCATTACTATAATATCTAGTAACTATGTTATTTAAATCATCCATAAAAACTTGAATTATATCACTAAAGTTTTTATACACTAATAATGTACCTTTTATCGTTCCAGAATTTGAATATGGTGCATTTGGGATAACTCTGGAAGTTTGTAAATAATATTTACCTTCTGTTTTACAGTTATTAAAATCAGATACATTATCCACATAGTTAGTAAAGTACTTAACATCAAAATTAGGTTTATCTTTAATGTCATTCCAAGAAGGTATATCATAAGTTGAGAATATTTTAGTCCAATTTTTCCAAGATTCTCCTGTATTACAGAATCTTAAGAATATTCTATTTTCATGTGATATAAACATTTGAGTAATATCTCGATCTCTTACATATACAGTAAGCTTACCATAAATTTTTGTTTTGGATTTAAACGGTGCATTTAGTATATTTTCAGCTTGTACATTGTAAATACCTTCTGTTTTACATAAATTGAAATCTGATACATTACCTAAGTTTTTGTTTAAGTATTTGTTATCTGCCTCACTCGTAGAAATAAGTTTTTTCCAAGGTGTCCACGAAGTAGCTTCGTCATTTGTTGAACATCTAGTATATACTTCATTTGTAATATCCGAATATAATACCTGAGTAATCCATTTAACAGAAGCATCCCATTGATATACTACTAACCTACCACAACTTATAGGAGAATTAGGAGTATTTTCGACAACTACATAATTACCTCCTTTAACTACAGTATTTAGATCTGTTTTAGCTGGTAATCTTTGAGGTATTTTTAATACTACATCTGATTTTTCTGATTTATTATCAATTTTTTTATTTTGCTCTTTTAAAGTTTTATCATATTCAATTTTAAAGTCATTATGATTTTTATTATTTTCTTTTATATTTTCTTCAATTCTATTAAAATCTTCTGGCATTACTGTTTCTGTAAGCTTCCAATTTGTTTTATAAGTACCCATTAATTAACCCCTTCCTCGATATTTATTACGTGTTTAAGTTCTATATCTTCTATTATCGGAACATATAAATCTATAGAAGTTAGTAATTTATTATCAGATGTATAAATATCAACTTTTGTTATTTCATCTAGGCCAAAACTATGCAAAACGGCATATTCTAAAGTTAATTTTTCATTTACAATATCTTTTGTTATAAATTTTTTTATAACTTTTACATTGTTTAACTTTACATAACCAATCTTACTTAATGCAAAGCCTTTTAGCTCATCTAAAAAATACTTTTGTATAGAGTTATTTTGTTTCAACTTTATAGCTCCTTTCTCATGTAGAGATTTAAACGGTAAAGTTCCCAACCTCCAGGTTGAACCTAATTTATAGTTATACTCCCTTTGTGCTAGCATTAATTCTTCATTTGCTAGTATTTTTTCATCAACAAAGGGTTTATTTATAAACACAATATTAGCTGGTTTCATTTTATTTATTGTTATGTAAGTTTCATTAAACCAGGTTTGATTTAATATTTTCGACTCAATATAAAGCGTAAATTTACCAGGATCAACAAAAATGTTATAGTTTCCTTTACCTATTAACTCATCTAGTTTCTGTTTTAAAGCTCTTAAAGTGAAAGGCATATTCATAGCTAGTCTATTTAATATTCTCTTCCTCCTAAAACTTAGTTCCTTATTGTCTCCATCATTTATTCGTAGTAGAATTTCATATTTTTTTATAGTTTCTTTATCTGCAGTTATAACATATTCATTTTTTATAGCCTTTTCAAATTCAGTATTTAGATTTTCAAATAAATCATTCTCAATTTTAACTAATGAGTCTATTTCAAGTATGTCATTATATAAAGTTGGAAAATAGTTTTTTATATTTATCATAATAAATTAACTTCTTTCAATTGAGGTATTTGTTGTAATTCTCCAGTTTGAATTAGGTTTAAATCATTTGATTGACCATTTATCTTTATATCTGTTACATTGGCTACTCCAACAACCTTTAAAATAGACATAGTTATTTGAGATCTATAAATAGATAACTCATATCTATTCATATCATCTGCAATCCCCCAGTTTTTTCTTAAACTTTTAAGATACTCATTTATAGACTTTTTAATTGTTTCTTTAACTTGATCTATTACATATCCTGTAATTAAATGTATTTTAGCTTCTATAGTAACTTCTACTACCTGAGGTGTTGTAATAGTAACTACATGACCAATAGGTGCTAGGCCTAAGCCTGTACCTTCATTCTCCGTAGGATCTATTATATTTTTAACTTTCTTTATTAAATCTTCTGAAACTGAATTAAATTCAGTATCAACAATACTACATTTGACAGTTCCTCCACCTTTCCAGGTTGGATATATTTGAACCTCTCCAATACCATCAATCTTACGTATTTCCTCATCATATTGAGCTACATTTCCACCAAAAGGCCTTTGATTAACTTCTAGTATAAATCTATCTTTTAATTCTTCGTCTGTTTCCTCATCCCTTGCAGGAACTAAAAGAGTTGTTAACTTACATGATTTAAGATTGTTTATATGAGTTATAGGTAATAGATCTCCTATATATACGTTTCCTATTGTACCTATAGTTTCACATTGTAAAATATACTCACCAGGTACAACTTGATTTTTTTCATTTTTAAATACATCAATGACTTTATATGTTAAAGGTGTTTCTTCATTTATAGTTGAAAATCTGCTTCCTACTTGAACTGTAGCAGGTGTTCCATCTTGAAATGTACATACGGCCTTTTTCTTAGCGTATGTGGCTTTATATCTGGTTAACCCTTGTTCTATTACCTTATTGTCTAAAAATTCCCCGTAACTGGTTGTAACAAAGGAATTTAATAATACCTGTCTTAACTCCATATACATTTCTGCTAATTGGTAACACGCAGGAGCTAACGCATCATAAATAATAGAGCCTTGTCTTTTGTCAATATCATCTGGAACTTTGTCTAAAGCACTTTGTATTAAATTTTCAAATGTATATTTTTCTAAATACTGACCTAAACTCATATTCTCACCACGCTTTCAAAATCGATATTTCCAAAAATAGAATTAATCTTAAACTCAATTTTAAAATTATCTTTAACTTCATCAATTATATTGAAACTCTCTATATTTAAAATTCTTTCATCTGCTAACAATGCATCTTTAATAGTTCTTTCAATATCATTTTTAACAAAGTCTTTTGGTTTACCTATAAACCCTGCAAGTTCAACTCCATAATTGGCATCATAAATTACATTCTCAAACCTTTCAGTTTGTAAAATTTTAAATACTGCTTGTTTAATTGACTCTAATTCATCTATTTTTCTTGTTATTCTTCCGTTAAAACTATCTAATTTGTATGTTTTACTACTTTGAACTGAGTTTTCTATATTACTTACAACAACATCAAATTTAGGTATCATTTTTTCATTTCCCCTCTATCAATTACATAAAATTGTTGGCCATTAGAAACTCTTAAAAGTAGAACTTTATCACCTTGTTTTAATTTATCAAATAGAACAGTTCCATTTTTATCTTTAAATTCTCTGCAAAATGGAGATAGTATTAAAAAATCCGAATCAATTTGAAACCTATTTTCTACTAAAATAGTTAGTGGATCTTCTTTTGTTACTTCTCCTGGGACAAGGTCTGTTAATGAATTTTCTGGTATAGCGTGCCTTGCTCCTTGTTTAATTAGACGTACAAACTTTTCTCCTGCCATTTATATCACCTCAACTTCTAAACTCATTGTATGCTCGTTATTTTTAATCTTATGTGAAACGCTTAAGACTACAACATACTTATTAAAGGGAATATCCTTTTTTAAATCTCCTATAACTAAAACAACACCACAACCAGCCTTAACTCTAAAATCTCCTATACATTCAAGTTTTAGAGATTTTTTCGGCTTGTTATAGTGCTTTAATAACATATCGGCTCTTTCTTTTATTTGAGCTTCATTCATTTTTTCATCTACTTTATCAAAATACTGTAATATTCCCCACTTATTAATATTATTGCTATCTTTAACTATATAAACTTCTCTTTTCTTAGTTTTTTTATTTTCTTTAACAAGTTTAACTTGATTGTAAGTTTCATCATCAATACTAGTTTCATAGTCATAGCCAGTTAACAGACTCTCGTCTCCTATAGCTAAATTTGTTTTTTCTTCCCATACATTTAAATGCTCCAAAGTTCCGAAATTATCCCTCATAAAAAACCAATCTCCAGTATCAATTAAAGTCTGGTCAAAAGCTTTTTGTATAATTTCTGCAAGGTTTTTATTATCCTCTATTCTTGCAGGTAGTACATAATTGCTAGAATATTTAACATTGCATTTTACATTATAATCACTGCAAATCTTACTAAAAATTTGACTACAAGTAAGTCCTTTTAAAACATATGTATCTTTATATTTTAAATATCTTAATTGGTCATATGCAGTTACTTTAATTTCTTCCTTTTCATTTTTCCCAATTTTAAAGACAAATCCAAAAAATATATTATTATTATTTACTTTTAACGAAACTGGACTACCTTCGTTTATATAATCGTCATTTAATATATTTTGTAAGGTAAAATCAAGCTTACCAGGATTATCTTGAATTTCTTGACTAAATTCTAAATCAGATATTAGATCTGATACATCGTAGGCCTTACCAGTATTGGTATTTTGAACTATCATTTCTATATTCATTTATATCACCTTTACTGACTCTTTAGTTACCCACCCCATCCATCCACCGTTCATTTCGGTTACATGGTATGGATATTTACGACCATCTGTTTTTATAAAGTTTATTTTCCCCTTATAGTTTCTTAGAGTCATTCCTGGACCCCTCCCCCAGCTATCTCTATGTAGTCTACCATTAACTATAACTGTACATCCTGGAGTTACATTACCAGATGCATTTCCTCTATTATTTGATGTACTTCTATGAGGTCTATTACTGCCATAATTGGAGATCTTAACTTCTTTTACTTTTACTTCTCTAAATTCTTTTAGATTTATAGTGTAATTAACATCATTAGAACCAAACTTATAACCATATTCAAAGGTTTCTATTAATGCCATAAAGTTTATACCAGTATCACTAACTATAAATCTAACAGGTTGTTTATCTTTTCTAACTCTTTCTATGAAATCAATATAATATCTGGGGTTTTGAAATTGATTTTTAGTTCTTATAAATGGATATATATTTCTTTCTGGTAAAAAACTTTCAAATTCTACTGTAGAAAGTTTTAAGTCTTTCGCTACGTTTACTTCTCCAAGTTTAATTACTTCCTTAGTTTCATTACTTCCTTCTGTTTTAACTTTTAATTCTTCTGGATTTATAGGGAATTGAATTAACAATCCCCTATACTCCATGAAAATACCTATAGACATTTTATTACTACGCCCCCTCTACTAAAGTATTAGATAGAGCTTCCTCGGTCATATCTTCTATAGCAGCTATAATTTTATTTATATCTGCAGTTTCTGTTACTGGACCTGTAAACTCAACTTTCATATCTGGTCTTAATGTAGTGTATTTATTTATAAATTCAGTTTTAGCCACGTCTTTTAACATTTTAATATCTTCATCTGTTATTTTGACATCATCGTCTATTTTGCCTACTTTATCTAATTTACCACCTTTAAGCTTATCCGATAAACCTTTAGGAGTTCTCCCTTTACCTTTTTTTCCTTTTTTCTTATCACCTGCACCTGGCATATCTCCAGAAGGTTTGAACATTCCCATACCTTTATCAGTTCCATATCCCTTAGGTAGCGTAGGTAGTTTTAACATTTTTGAAATGTTTCCAAATATGCTACCTCCACCTTTACCAATTGAATTAGCAAAGTTTTTTCCCATTGAAAAACCTTCATTATATTTTTGTCCAACATCTTTATATGCTTTAAATTTTGTATCTTTAACTTGAGGATGTTTAGCCTTAACATCTGCTTTTGCAGCATTTATAGCTGATTTAATACTATCTAAATTACCTACTATGTTTACCTGTACACCAGGAATCATATTAACTAGATCTTGTAGTGCTTTGGCTACACATGCAACTTTATCTACTATATAAGTAGCCATATCTAAAAATAGCATTTTAATAGCACCAACAGGATCTACAAATAGGTTACTTAAAAAAGTACCTAATATCGAAAATATATTAACTAACCTAATAAAAACTTGATTTTCTATAAAAGCTACAAAAGCACAAAATATACCTACTGCAAAGCCAATTATATCTGCAACAGTTATACCAAACTGTCCCATTATAAATATTAAAATACCTACTGCAACAGCTACTAAAAGTATAGGCCAATTTAAGGCTAACCAAGCCATAAATTGAGCTATCAATGGTGGAATCATAGCCCATAGATTAGCTATAATTAATGGTAATGTTGTTAACATCTCAATTGCGGTAATTAGATAAG